CCATGCCCAGCCTGCCGCCATCTGGTCTTGCGCGTAGGTCTTGGCGTCTACCATGCGTTGGAGCCAGTCGCGCACGTCGAGGGCGTGCAGGTTGATGGGTGGTTTGGATCCTGTTGGCCCGCCTCCACCGCCTGTTGATGGTTGGCGGATGTTGTCGAGCCGGTAGATGGTGGCGGTCATGTCGGGGATAAGTGCACGGCCTTTATCAATCCATTGCTGAAGGTCCGATACGCACTGGTTGCAGAGGTAGGTTTCGGTGGGCCGTTCACAGTCGATGGTGGTGCAGTTCATGCTGCGTTGTTCCTTCCGAGTCGTGCCCGTCGTTTGAGGATCCAGGCGGTGAGGTGGTTGGGCGGGTCCGTTAGTGGCGCGACTGGCGTGGCCTTGGGTTTGGATCCGCCGGCGAGTGGGTTGCCGTGTCGTTGCCAGCGCTGGTAGTGGAGGCGACACCGGCCACGCGAGTTGTGTTCGCGGTCGCAGCCATCAATGGTGCAGCCGATTGTTTGGGCTGGTTTTTTGGTGGTGTGGGGGTTTCCGTAGCGTTTCCAGCGTGAGTAGTGTTTGGCGCAGTATGTGCGGGCTACGTGTGGTTGTTCGCATTCGTCTACCGAGCATGGTGCGGGTTCGACTTGTTGGCGTTCGACGGTTACAAGGTAGAGCGGGTCACCGTTTCGTTGCCACCGCCGATAATGCAGATCGCACCATCCCCGCGCCTCGGTTAGTCGTTCGCACCCCTCGATGGAGCAGGGTTTGCGGACGGGCTTGAATGGTTCGTCGGTGGAACCTGTTTTCAGCCAACGGTTGTAATGCGTGTGACACCACCCGCGGGCGTTCGGTTTACGGTCGCACCCATCCACAGTGCATTCCGGGGGTTGCGTGTTCGGGCGGCCGGTCACTGGTCGGCCTCCTGCTTGCTGTATCCGGCTGCGAGAATGGCGTCAACCACGTTCATGATGATCGGCGCCGACTGGTTATATCCGCCGACTGCGGCGGAGATGATGGCGGCTAGGTCTTCTCGTTCGTTCATGTTGTCTCCTTAAAGCAGGAAAGCCGCTCTGTGGCGGCTTGTGAATGGTTTACCCTCCGCGTACTCGGGGGCGTGGTTTGCGCGTCCCCTAGGCCCCTTCACGGGCCGCTGAGTGGTATGCGCGGTGATCGGCGCGAGTGAGGCCGTCTAGGTGGCCGTTGTGGAAGAACGAACAGTGCTCACAGCGGAAAGGCCTCGCGGTGTCGTTGAACATCTTGTTGGCCTTCTTCGCTATCCGCCGTGTCGTGTACTGGGCTTTCCCTGTTACGGGGCAGCGGCCAAGACGATAACCCGGCGCGCTCACTCCCGAACCCCTTTTGGATCCCAGGTGTTGTAGCAGCCGTCTGCTGGGCACATGATCTCGTCAACTTCATCGCCGCCAATCCATCCGCCTGTGCCCCGAGTAAGGATCAACAACGGTTCTCCATGACAGGGGGTGACTATGTTCATCTCCCGGTCGCTCATTTCTTACCTCCCGTCATGTACCCCATGTGCCGGTCGTGGTCGGCTTGGGTGAGCCAACCACGCACGGTGCGGGCTGGGGTGCCGGGCATGGTCACGACACCGTCAGCCAGGGTTAGGTCGTCCGTCAGGTTGTAGCTCGCCTTCAGTAGTTGGGTCACCGTTGCTTCGTCCGGGGTTCCCGCGATGAAAAGGGTTGTCATGGTTTCTCCTTGGGTTAGTCCTGGATGCGTGAGTAATGGCCGGCGAACTGAAGCGATGCGGCGCCAGTGGATCCATGCCGGTTCTTGGCTACGAGCATGTCGAGGTTGTTCTTCGTGTCGCCCATAATTTCGCGGTGCATGAGGATCACCACGTCGGCATCTTGCTCCACAGCTCCGCTCTCGCGTAGGTCGGACAGCTTTGGCCGGCGGTCATCGCGTGACTCGGATCCTCGGTTTAGCTGGCTGAGTGCGATCACTGGCACGTTCATGTCCATCGCCATGATCTTTAGCTGCCGTGACATGTCGGCAACGAACTCATGCCGTGGCCGGTTGTCGCCGCGGGTCTGAGACATCAACTGCAGGTAGTCCACGACAATGCCCGCCAGCGGTTTACGCCGGTTCACTGAGCGAGCGAACCGCTTGATGTCCACAATGCTGGCCCCGGCGTCATCGCTCACCGCAAGAGGAATGTTGTCCCGGTCGCGCATCCACTCACCAACACGGTTCCAGTCGCCTGGGGTGAGGTCATGGCGAACCAGCCGGCCCATGTCGATGTTTAGCTCGGATGCCATCAGTCGGATATTCACATCATCCCTAGACATCTCAAGGCTAAACATGGCAACGGACCCATGCCGGGTTAGTTGCCGTGCGATCTGCAGCCCCGCGACTGACTTGCCCACGGACGGGCGCGCACCGATCACGTAGAGGGCTCCGGGCTTGAATCCTGTGATGACCTCATTGACTGCCTGCCATGGCGAGGGCACGGAATCAATCTTGGAATCCAAGTAGTTGATCGTCGCTTCCAGTGTTTCCCCGATGAACTGGACGGGCTGGGACCGCGAATTGTTCTGCGCTTGGTCCACTTCACGACGGGCTGCTTCCACAATCTCGTCTGACTTGCCGCCCTGTGCGACCATTTGCCGGATCTTGGTTGCTGCGGCGTCAAGGCGGCGGAGGCTGGCTGCGTCCGCCACGATGGCCGCATAATATTCAGCCGATGCGTAAGAGCCAGTAATCTCCATGGCCTTGCTGAGCAACGTCGGGTCAGTGCGTTCGCCGGAGTTCACCAGCTTGTCCGAGACGGTCACAAGGTCGATGGGGTGTCCGGCCTGCTTCATCTCTTGCATGGTGCGGTGGATGAACTCGTGCGCGGGGTGCTGGTAGTCGGTTGGTGCGAAGTCCAGTTCATCCAGGACTTTCCCGGATGACAGGAGTATGGATCCGATGATGGAAAGTTCGGCGTCTTTCGTGTCAATCATGCTTGCCTCTCATGTCCCACGGTGATGCTCCCGTGAATGTTGATTTCTCGGCTTTGAGTAGCCAGTTCTTGAATGCGGCGTCCCAGTTCACTATTCGGCGGTCGTTCGCTTCGGCGTGTGTTCGGAACCTCTCGGCTTGGAAGTCGAGGTTGATTCTTTCTGCGCTGGCGTATTCCCTGTGTGTTTCGTTGGGTTGCCAGCTGGCTGGGAGTGGCCGCTTCGGTTTCTTGCGGCCCTCCCCAGACCCCTCCACGACAGTGGAGGTAGCTGTAGTTGTAGCTGTAGATGTAGGCAGGGGGTCAGCTTGCCCGCCCGTTGGGGTACTTGCAGGGGTAACCGCAGGGGTAAAGCTATGGGTAAATTCCCCCATATCCTTACCCTCAAGCTTGAGCAGGGCTTGCACCTTCTCTTGGCTAAACGCACCCCATTCGGGGTACTCACCGTTTAGCCTTCGAAGCTCATGCACGATGACTTGCCGGATCGGTTTTGATGCCACAGACCCGAAAGCGTTGACCATGGAGATGGAAAGTTTCGGCTGCTTCAACAGCCCGTCATGCCGAAGGAATGAGCGCACCAAGATTTCCTCGGTGTCGTCATCCACAAAGACGAAGCGGGCTTCCTGCAGCCCCTTAGCCGCCCTCTCGATGTCCTCCTTGGAGGTGCTTGCGGCCATGGCGGATAGTCGAGCTGTTCGCCAGTCAGCGACGCCGGCATAGGTCAGGCTGGGGTGAGTCATGAGCAACGTGTAGAGCCATTGCTCATCGCGGGTCAGGTCGCGCCAGTCCTGGTCCGTCCAAATGTTCGTGTTGATGTTTGCCCGGTCGCGTGCCATTACTTCACCTCCACGCCTTCTAGCGCCTTGTTGTAGCCCATCTGATAGGCCTCTATCCGTTCGTCCACCATGGCGTCCTCGAACTCCAGTTGCGTGTAGACGGCAACCTGCTCGGGGGCTAGTCCCACGGGCGCATCGGCTTCATCGAGGGTTCGCCAGATGACGCCGGCCATGTAGCGGAACTCGACGCCCTCACCGCTTAGCCCGTTCTTAGCCATGGCGATGTCGATTGCGCGATCAATGAGTGCGGACGGGATACCCATGCTGGCGAACCTGTGAATGGCGGCCTTGTAGTCCAGTGGCAGCGGGACGGTCTTGCCGCCGCGGTGCCATCTGTTCCAGGAGTCCTCGAACTCCTCTAGGAACTCATCTTCGGCTTGCAGTCTTGCCCGCAATCGGGTCATGCGGTCGGTTAGGTCGATGGCGTAGGCTGCTGCCCGTGAGTTGAGCCCTTCCACTGCCGGTCCGTCGAGTTTGGCTGAGGACTTCCCTGAATTGCAGTCCTTGCAGGCGGCCACGAGGTTTCCTGGCTGGTCTGTTCCACCGAGGGTTACCGGGATGACGTGATCGACGTGCAGGATAACGTTGGGCGCTTTCTCCCCGCAGTATTGGCATGTGTGGTTGTCGCGCCGCAGGATCTCAAAGCGGAGGCGTTTGGATACCGCCATTTGGTGTTCTCCTAGAGTGGTTCGATTTCGAGTACGAGTGCGGCTGGTCCTGGTTGTCCGCGGCGCATGTCTGGGCCGATCACTTGCCGCCAGTCGTCGTCGGTGAGTAGTTGGGCGTCCACGATCCCGTCAACACACGCTTTCGCGGTGGGGTACCAGTTGCCGGGATCGAATCGGTTTCGGACGGGCTTGACCACGTAGGCCACGATCCGAACCGGGCAGCCGAACGGGGCCGCGTTGAGTGCCGCCGCCTTCGCTGCTGCGCGCCACGCCTTAGTGAGTTTCGCCTTCTTCTGCGGGTGAAGGCGCTGGTTGCTGTTGATGAAGTCGGCCGGCGCGGGGATGGCGATGGTTATCAATCCCACTCACCCCCGCCTTCGCCTGAGCAGTGGTCGCATCCGTCGCCGCGGCAGGCTGTGCATTGAATCCAGGTCATGCCATTCCTCCATAAAGTCGTAGTGCCACATCGCGGACGACGTTCACCGTCACCGCATTGCCGCATTGCCGATATCGCTGGGTGTCGCTGCCGATAGTCCAACCGTCAGGGAAGCCCTGAAGCCTCTCGGCCTCGACTGGCGTGAGTCGTCTGATGCGCTCCACGAGGAGGCCGCGGGTGGTCGCCTTACTGTCGTCGTACATGCCGGTAAGCGCACCCATGCCGCCTCCCTGTGACTTCAAGGTGCGCGCCAACTCTGGCTCATACATGCGGTATGCGTCCGCAACTCCCCGAGTGATTTCCCTTAGTCGCCGACTGGTGCCCTCCGTGAATGGGAAGACCGCTTTTTCTTGGATCACGGTCATGCCGGAGTGGTTGCCGCCGCTGTTTCCGCCTGCTGTAAATGTTCGAGCAACTGCGGTTTCTGTTGTGACGCCGACTGTAGTATGAGGGTTACCCTGTCCGGCGATAGGTAGTACCGTTCGTGCGGGGATTCCTCCAAGATGTCCGACAATGTAGATGCGTTCTCTTGACTGGGGGACACCGTGATTTTTGCTGTTGAGAACTTGCCACTCCACGCAATACCCCAACTCTGTAAGCGTGTTGATGATGACTCGGATAGTTTGCCCTCCGTCATGGCTGAGAATGCCTTTGACGTTTTCCAGGATGAAGTGTCGGGGTCGCTTGGTTTTGAGGATTCGGGCGATGTCGAAGAAAAGAGTTCCCCTTGCTTCATCGAATCCGAGGCGTTTGCCGGCGATACTGAAGGCTTGGCAGGGGAATCCAGCCACGAGAAGCGAGAAGTCGGGGAGGTCATCAGGATTGATGTTTGTTGCATCGCCGTAGTTGTCATGATTGAAGTGCTCCTCATAGGTTTTGATGGCGTTGGGTTCGATCTCGGAGTAGCCCACGCATTCCGTGGTGAGGCCCAACTGGTCGGCGGCGGCCTGGATCCCCAACTCGAAGCCGCCAATACCGCTGAACATGGAGAAGTAGCGGACGATGCTCATTCCTTTTCCTTCCCTCGGTAGTGCCGCAACCACAAATCCCCGTCCCAGGGCACCGCGTATCCGAGTGCGTGGATGTCGAGGATGTCCCATAGCGGGTGGTCGGGTGCGGAGTGGTATTCCTGCTGCTTGTCGGTGGTCACTTGCGGTGCCTTTCCTTCATGACGTTGCGAATAGCGGTATTCCCTGTGGGGTCTGGGGGTCGCGGGATGGGTGACGCCGTTTCGGGTGCGGGTTTGACGCCGAGCCACGCAGCGAGTTCGGAGTGGCATTCACAGAGACGCCCGGTGCTGCAGGTGTTCCAGGGGTTCCAGCAGCATCCGCGGCGGCACGGGTCGTACTTTGAAGGGGACATGCTCGCTCCTATGCGGCTTTGGTTCGGCTGGTTCGTGCGAGGCGGGCACGGCGGGCGGCGAGGAACCCGGACAGGTCGGGGGTTATCTCGGGTTCGGGGGTGATGGGCGGGTATTTGGAGCCGAGCGGGTTGCCGTAGCGCTGCCATGCGACGTAGTGGGTGTGGCACCAACCGCGAGAGGATGAGGGCCGGTCGCAGTCGTCAATCGTGCAGGGCTTCTTGGGCTGCGGCGGTCGTCCGGTCTTGTGTCGGGTTGCGGTGTCACCATGTCGGCGCCAACGCTCATAGTGGGTGCCGCACATGCCGCGGCCCTTCGCCGGTTTCGGGCAGTCGTCAATCTTGCAGGTAGCCATGGGTTTTCCTTTGGACATGACAGTGCCCGCCGTGGTTAGCGACGGGCACTGAAGGTTTATTGGTTTGGACTAAATCGGACTAAAGCCTAAAAAGGAGGCTCATTGGAGTCGGCGGCGGGCGTACCCCAGTTGGTGTTGCCCGCCGGTGCACCCCAGCCGCCTTGAGCCTGCCCGCCGAGCTGGTTGGCGACGTTCTGCGCACCCTGCGAGGGGGGGCCGTTGCGCTGTGCTCGCGTGACCTTGGCTGATGCCCAGCGGAGTGATGGGCCGATTTCGTCCACCTCAAGCTCGATGACGGTACGCTTTTCACCCTCTTTCGTTTCGTAGCTGCGGGACTTCAAGCGGCCCTGTATGACGACACGCATCCCCTTCGTCAGGGATTCGGCAACGTTCTCTGCAGCCTCGCGCCACACTGAGCAGCGGAGGAACAGCGTCTCGCCGTCCTTGAACTCGTTGGACTGCTTATCGAACGTCTTCGGGGTGCTTGCAATGGTGAAGTTAGCCACCGCGGATCCCGAGGTTGTGAAACGAAGCTCCGGGTCGTTGGTGAGGTTACCTACTACTGTGATTACGGTTTCGCCGGCCATGGTTACTTACTTTCCTGTCGTTGTGCTGCTGCTTGGATTTCGTTGAGTTCTTCGGGTGTCGCGCCGGCTGCTTTGCGGTCCATGTAGAGGTTGCGCAGGCTGTCGAGGTCGAGCGCGTCCAGGTCATAGGCGGGCTGCGGATCCGGCGTGGGGGTGGGTGACTGCTCCCGTAGCGGCTCCACCTTGAAGGGCTTACGTTTGCCGCGGGTGACCGTGAGGGATACGGTCAGCGGCTTGTCGAGGTGGGACATGGCTGCAATCTCGATGCCGCCCACAGTTTCTCGTCCGAACTTGATGTCGGGATTGCGGAACAAGGTGAGACGCCGCCCAACGTAGGCTGAGGCCTCCTTCCCCCATGCCGCCACCAGTACCCGCCTCATGCTCTTGGAGGGCTTGTAGGGCCTGCCGGGGTACTCCACAAGCTCGACGTTCACGGGCTGCTCGGGCGTTCCTGCTGTCACGTTGGCGATGGTCACGGTCAGCGGCCCGCCAACCATGTCGTCCGCATTCATTTGGTCGCTGCGGGGTGCGATTGATTCAGTGAGATCCATTTAGATCACGATGTCCTCTAGGTCGAAGTCGATGCGCTCGGTTTCGGGTGCATCCTTGGTGTTGGTTTCGTAGGTGGCGATCATTTGCGCGGCGTTTTCCTCGAAGGTGGTCACGGCGCTGATGATTGCTTCCTGCCACTTGGGATCCGGGTAGACGCGCTTGACGAAGAGCCGCATACCCCCGTTGTAAGAGCAGAAGTCGAGCCATTTGCGCCTGGTCACGAGTAGCCCGGTTTGAATCTGGGCCATGTGTTCGAGCGGCACTTCGTCGGCGAGGATGGTGGCAAGGTGCTTCTTTTGCCGCGGCGACTTGATCTCAAGTAGGCCGTCATCGTCTATAAGGCCATCGGGAGAGAAGCCAAGTTTCCAGGCTTCTTCATCGCGCACGATGAAGCCGACCTCATCGACGGTCACGCCGGCGTGCTCTGCGTAAATGTCACGGGCGTAAGGCTCGGAAAGTGTGCCCCTGCGCATGTCGGCGTTTTCGTAGATGGGTTCCACGTAGCCGGTTATCCGCTCGGCAACTAGTGTTGCCGTGAGCGCCCGTGAGTAGTCGTTGCTGGCAGGTTTCACGGTCTTGGGGGTGATGAGCTGGCCGACAGTGCTGGCCGTGACCAGACCGCATCGAGCAGCCAGCCACGCATCGGTCCCTTGTTCGAGCTCGTCATAAATATGCAAGGTCATTGTGTCTCCAATGAAAAAAGACCCCGTTAGGAGTCTTTGTGGTTTCGGTTGTTGTGGGACTTACTCTTTTGGTTTGCGCCGTGCCGCGGTGGTGTCGCCATCCATTCCGCGCATTGTGGTTTCCGTGAACCGCTGCGACATGTCTTCAAGGTGGGATGCGATGGCAGCGAACACTCCCCGCTCAATCGGATCGGAGCGCATTTCCTTCATCTTGTTCACGTCTTCGATTTCCCCCTCAAGCCATTCGAGGATTGCGGGTGCGGTCATTACGGGGGTTTTGCTGCTATCAGGGAATTGGTAACTCACGAGTTCTCCCGGTGGTGTCGGTTGTTGTGGTTGTATTGCCAGTCAACGGCTCTGCGTTTCGTGGTTCCGCTGATCCCGGTTTGGCAGGTTTCGCACCATGCGCCATGTGAGGATGTGCCGGCGCGGGTCAGGATCGCGGTCACTCGTCGGGGCTCTCAATCTTCTTGAGAGCGAAGGAAAGAGCTTCGGGGTGAGTGTCGAATCGCTCATCCTCGCGGCGTTGGCAGCATTCCCAGTGGCCGAATGGGTCCGGGTATTCGACAATCCAACTGGTTCTCCCTGCTAGTGCGGCGGGGAATGTAACCACTGCGCGGCGGATCCTTATCGGCGTTTCTTCACTCATGATTGCCTCACGGGTTCCGCCGTGTCAGTCATCGCAATCTCCAGGATCCGGTTTCGGTTGCGGCTGTTTTCGGCCCACACCTGGGGTTCGGTTGCGGCGACCATTGCGCGGACTTTGCTGCCGAGCCTGTCACGGTCGGCGGTCATGACGATGAGCGCGGATTCGAGTTCCTTCACCCTCCGGTCGGCGGCGTCTCGTTCCTTCGCGATCACCTGGAGCATGTCGGCGGCGTCAATCATCAGGTCATCGCCGACGAGACGCAGCCGGTAATCAAGCTTGCCGAGTGGCGTGCTGTCGTCACAGCGGAGGCGGCCCGGTGCTTTATGACCCGTGTACGGTTGCAAGTTCATGATTCCTTCTTCCACATGCGGAGTGGCCTGGCGCAGGTTGAGCGGGCCATGCGCCGACTCCACTCGTTGTAGTCAATGGGCGTATTCCACGACTCTTTGAAGTTCTTGCGGTCCCATCCATCCGGATCCATGACCGCAATGTCATCGACGACTTCCCATTCAGAGGGCAGCTTTAGTTCGCCGTGGAAAGTCGCGGCAACCTTGTCGTTGGCGCCCATCAGCTACCCGCCTCGATGGAGTCAGCATGATTGCGCAATCGCAATGCCGACGCCAGCCACGTCTCCATGGCCTGCTCGCTATCTCGGTAGCTTGCGTCACTGGCTATCTGGTCGTGCAAGTCGGCGGCGTCCCTGAGCGCTTGGGCGGCGATGAGCGGGGCGGCGGCGGTGAGTAGCTGTTCAAGGTCACTACTGGTTAGTTCCAGTCCGAACGAGTCACCGGCTGCTTTGGCTGCATCCACAGCGTTATTTGGAATGTTCATGATGTCTAGCCTTTTTCCAAGGTGTCGTTGGCAGTATCGAGTCCAAGCATTCGGGCGAAAAGGGGGCCGTCCGGTTGCTTGGTGAGGAGGCTGGTGACGGTCGCGTAATCCTGGTCTGTGGGGGCCGGGATGGAGTTCAGCCGCATCTCACCTCCATGCGGGGACAACGAGCCAGTGTCAACGGCGACATGGTTGCGGCGGTAACCAGTGCGGGTGCGGGTGCTGTTCATGGTGGGTCAGAGTCCTTTGTGGGTGAAGTAGCGTTCGACGTGGATGGACTGCTCGGCTGGCGACATTGCAAGCCAGCGGGTGAAAGTGATGCCGAAAAACTCCATCACCGACTGCTCGAGGTAGGTCGGCGGCTTCGGGGTTAGCGGGCGGGAATCAGGCTCAACCCCGTCATGCCGCGTCGTCGCCCAGAAGATGATGACCGCGCCCAAGAAGGATGCGATCAGGCCGGCGAGGATCCAGAAAACGGCGGGGGTCATGAGGCCCGCTCCAGATCAATGATGCGGTTGATGGCACGCTTCATGCTTGGGTTTGCAAATCGAT